CACAGTTTTACATTGTCATTAGTCGACATCGAGATACCTACACCAACCCTATGAGGATATACTCACGTACTCAAATCCAGGCTATAAGTGTTAAGTCGGACAAAACACAAAGTCGGAGAGTCACAGCACGTGAGAACAATGTAGACGATCGAACATCACCAGTGAGGGACCACTGTGAGGATCCCAAGACCAACGTCGGGTCTATTGAAGCGGCGCCGCTACCTGTCACGGAAAGGGGGCTGGAGACTACAGATACCAGGGGTGGTAGTCTACCAGACGTCGATGTCAAGACCGAACTCCCGCGAGCACCACCAATACCGGTGGTGGTTAGGACGAGAAGGCAGCGTGAGTTGGAACAGAGGTTGAGAGACGTTGTAGGGTCGCCGGTAGAGGAGTCATTACCACCAAGTCCACCTCCATCTGAGGGGGCCTTGATGATGACACGACCAAGCACTGGCTATTCGACGGTCAATGAAGAGGAGGAGTCGATCATACCACCTGTACCAACACAGGAGCAAGTGCTCGCGTTGGAAATACCATTCGTACGGCCTAGACGTCCGTGGTACCGAGTAGCCAATCTTGGTATCTTGGACAGAGTAGTGGAATGGTGGTTCCGGGACCGAGTGCCGGGTGTTGTCGAGAGAATGGCTGATGAGGCGCTACACATCATAGATGATGAGATAGCGTTAGAGATCAGGGGACAAGACTTGGATGCTCTTACCGCTGATGGTGTGGACATCAATCCAATCCTTAGGAGTAGAAGAAAGCGCTATGCCGCTAAGATCGCACGTATGTGCCGAGTCGCTATTCCAGGGGTTGAGGAGAACACCAAGGCAAACCAGCTGGTGGCACACCAATGGTTAATGAAGAAGATGGAGGCTGACCATGTCAGACATGCCCACATGTCGTCAGTATTAGCTTATGCGAAGTTATACATACTAGTTGATACTGCTGATCAGATTGAAGCTAAACAATTAGCAGGTACCATCGCCTTCTCGAATAGATATGACGAGGGGTTGAGACACTACCATTCACGTGGTGAATCGACCATCTTTGATCCATTCGGCCGCCGGTATGCCATCCCCGCCCCACGGCGGGCTTAGGGCTGCCTAAAACCGCTACCTGGGGTGGATTGTGTCCCAACCACAATGACCCACCACCCCAACATGGAGGTAGTTAAAGTTTTGGGTAAACCACAGAAGACACGTAAGACATATTGCTACCAGGGTTTCTCACCGGAAGTAAATTACGCAGTCTACAACAATTCACTAGATGCGATAATCAGGGGGATAACCGAAAGGATATTCTACGTCGATTACGGAGCTGGCTTCCAGCAGCCTCCAAAACCTAGTCATCTTACTTTCTCTACAGCTCTGAAGGAAGTTCATGAGTTTTTCAGAAATCGAGTTCCATATGCCAACCCCCTCACAGCGAGGCAATTCGCTGAGAGTTATCAGGCTCGCAGAAGAACAAGATACGAACAAGCTTGTGATTCCCTCATCTTGAATCCAATTAGTAGGAAGGATGCTAATATCGACGCATTTGTAAAAGCAGAGAAATATAATTTTACAGCTAAACAAAACCCTGCACCGCGGATTATTCAGCCACGTAATCCGCGGTATATCGTTGAAAGTGGTAGGTACGTTAAGCCTATTGAGAAGAAAATCTACAAGTTAATTGATGAGTTGTTTGGTGCTCCGACGATCTTTAAGGGTCTGAATGCAGACGATAGAGGTCGCGCCTTACATGGTCATTGGTTAGACTTCAAAAGGCCCGTAGCCATCGGCCTAGATGCCAAGCGTTTTGATCAACACGTGTCACCAGCTGCCCTCAGGTGGGAGCATGACATATATAAGTTGTTCTACCCTCGTGATAAGTTCTTCGCCAAGTTGTTGGACTGGCAGACAGTTAACAGGGGGTTCGCTAGGTGTGTTGACGGTGTCGTCAAGTACACAGTGCATGGGTGTCGGATGTCGGGTGATACTAATACCGCCCTTGGTAATTGTCTCCTAATGAGTAGTATGGTTTATTCCTATTTGGTGTCTATAGGTGTGAGGGGTAAACTTGCAAATGACGGAGATGATTGTGTGGTAATAGTGGAAAGTAGTGACGTGAAGGCTTTCCAGAGTGGTCTGCATGACTACTTTATCAAGTTAGGGTTCTACATGGAAGTGGAAGAGCCCGTATACGTCTTCGAGGAAATAGAGTTTTGTCAAAGCCACCCGGTATGGGTTGATGGAGCGTATCGTATGGTGCGTGATCCCCGGGTAGCCATCTCTAAAGACTGTGTTGCACTCAAACCACTAGATGATCTACGGATCGCCAGAAGATGGTTGAGTGCTGTCGGTCAAGGTGGCATGCATCTAACGGGTGGCATCCCAGTTTGGCAGGATTTCTACCAGAAGTTTATTGACCTCAGCGATGGGGCTAAACCACTGGAGGATCCAACTCTAATGACCGGTATGCGGCTGTTGGGGAAGGGGATGTACCATACATACATCCCCCCCTCCGACCGGTCGCGACTTTCCTTTTATAACGCCTTTAAAATAGCGCCAGCTGCGCAAGAGTGTTTGGAGGAATACTACCGGTCTAAGCCGTTTGATTTCAACGGTGATGGACCTCGATTCGTGACGCTACCACTGTAGTCGCGGACGTCCGACCATGACGTCAAAACTGGCCGGTAGCCCCGTTAGGTTATTGGGTGGTGATGTGTAATGCCCCAAAACTATTACTTTAGTGCTAAACAGAACGCCAAGAGACTGCACGGAGGCCCTAGGAAGTTACATCACCATGTACAGTCCCGGTCGCATCCCGGCACCCAATACAGTATGCCAACAAAGAATAAGACTAAGAAGCAAAAGAAACAACCAAAGACTCAGGATGTCACAGCCATCGTAAAGTCGGCGGTTTCCGCTGCTATGAAAGCAGTACCACAAGCAAACCCAAAGAGGAATACGTTTCTCGGTGACTTGGGCCAATTCGCTGGGAACGGAATCTCCAAGATCTTCGGACTCGGCGCGTACAAGCTCACCAGGAACTCCCTCTATAGTTCGCAAACTGGTGCACAAGTACCGTACATGCACTCGACGTCGGAGTCAGTCGTATTCCGTCATAGAGAGTATATCGGAGAGGTCAATTCGTCGGTTGCGTGGACTACGCAACAGTATCAGGTCAACCCTGGTTTATCGTCAACTTTCCCGTATCTGGCAACCCTTGCTTCCTGCTTTCAGGAGTATAAGTTCCGCGGTCTCATATTTGAGTTTAAGAGTACAGGAGCTGATGCTCTCGTCAATGGAACGAATACTTCAATGGGCACTGTCGGATTAGTTGCACAATACCGAGCTGACGCTGTACCACTTGCTAGTAAGCAAGAGTTCATGAATGAGATGTGGTCAACCGATTGCAAGACTAGTGAAAACTGTATCTTACCAATCGAGTGTGCGCCAAAGGAAAACCCAATGGCCGTCCAATATGTCCGCACTGGTCCACCAACCGGTGACCAGAAGTTGTATGACCTATGTGTCCTTACAGTAGCAACTACTGGATCACCTGGTGTTAACATTGTGGGTGAATTGTGGGCGAGCTATGAAATTGAGTTTTACAAGCCAACACTTACTCCAAGTGGAGGTATTCTAGCGTCTGATCACTTCTTACGAACAGGAGTCTCTGGGAGCACCCCACTCGGTTCCATTGCTACCTCGGTAGCCATTAATGGAATTGGGTGCGGCGTTACATCGAACACCATCATATTTCCCGCGAACACCGCTGGTAAGTTTCTTATCACTGTTGTTCATGTTGGTGGTGCCGTCGCATGGGCTCCCGGTGCTGTCTCCGCAACCAACGCAACCCTCGTATACTGCTGGAATAACGGCGCATCAGGATATATTGCTTCACCACCTGGAGCAGTTACCACTGGTGTCTGCACCCTTAGTGCTGTTGTTTATATCACCGGTGCTATTGCTGGCAACGCTAGTGTATCGTTTTCAGGTACCGTATTCCCAACCAACTCAGTAATTGATGTATCAATTGTTGAGTGTTCGGACAATTACGCATAGTCAATTGTTGTGACCTGGTCATGTCGTGAAAACTGACCCGGCTTCGGATCCGTGAGAGCCGGAGGTAGGCGGTGTTGCACTGGTATGACAGTGTGAGTAGCCCAGGGGGTGACGACCCTGTCTCGCCGAGTTGGTCGAACTGACAATGATTCCCCAGAGTCTAAAGGAGCTGTGTCCAGTCGAAATCCCTAAACGACGTGAAATAAGAAAAGGATGTACCGCAGGGAGGAGTCGAGACCACGGCTGTCTGAGCCTAGATGACAGATCGAGACTATCTACAAAGTTTTCCGTAGGATCCACGAGAGTGATCCATCAACAGCAGAGGTTTGGCTGTTGGTGCTGAGCGAGCAACGCTAGTGGCAGGTGCACTCCATGTGTGCCACCGCATGTTAGGTAAGAAGCTACTTTGTAGTGGAGGGCGCCTAGCATGATGACTGGGATTATCCAGGATTAAACATAGAACCGG